TCGTTCCGTCGCGCGCGATCAGGTAGGCGGTCCCGATCGGCCGCGGGTCGGTCAGCCACCAGCGAAAGGTCGAGGTGGCGCTCCCGCCCACCGTGTGGTGTAGCACGATCAGGTTCTTACTCGTTATCTCGTTCTTGTACTCGTCGGCCGGCAGGCGCAGGCTATAATCTATCTTCATCGCTTCACCTCGTCGAACGTTCGCTTGGCGTAGCTACGCGCGCCCTCGGCGGCGGCGTGGATCTTTCCGAGCAGCTCCTTAACGTCGCGGAAGTTGTCGCGCAGCTCGCCGGCGGTCATGGCGGAGTTCCCGGGGTTGCCCCCCTTTCGCTTGTTCTTGCTGGCGGCCTCGAGCGTGCGCGCGAAGACGTACTTTAGCAGCTCCAGCACGACCCAGGCGCCGGTGACGACCAGGACGGTCAGCAGGCTCTCTTGGGGCATGGCGTTAGATCCCCAGCTCCTCGTTCCCGGTCAGCCTCACCAGGGTCTCCAGGATGGTGTCGTCCGCCTGGACCACGACGCCCTCCGCGCCCAGCCGGTTAAGCACGGCCGGCGGCAGGCTCTTGGTGGGCCGCGCCAGGTGGGGCACGGCGACCGCGATCGTGTTGGGGGCGCTCTTGGCGGCCCGCCAGAGCCTGCGGTTGACCCGGAGCAGCGTCCAGCCGCCGCCGTCCCACTCCAGCGACCAGGAGTTTCCGAGGGCGCCCAGGGCCGCCTGCACGGCGGGCTCGGACATCTTTACGAAGGCGAACAGCAAATCCATCACGTCACCTGCCCGCCGCTGAACGGCGTCGAGACGAACTGCTCGCACTCGCCGGTGACGTTGACGTAGTTCGCGCCGCCGGCCTCAAGCCGGACGTAGAGAGCCAGCTTGATCTGTCCCGTGGTCGGGTTGGTATAGGTGAGCGCGCCGCTTCCGGTTCGGCTCTGCGACGGCGTGGAACCGGGAGACGCAGCCAGTCTCAACCCGATGTTGTTGCCGGCCGAGTAAAAGTCTCTTGCGCCGCCGCCGGCCCCGTTCCCTATGAGGGTAAGCTCAAAGATAATCGAGGACACGTCGGGGCCCACGTAGAAATCAATCTCTTGCAGCTTCCGCCATCCAGTGAGCGTGGTCGTCCCGCTGGCCAGCAGGTCGAACACGCTCTTTCCGCTGTTGGACTTGTGCCAGTTGTCGGGGTCTATTTGACCAGAATCAAGAATCGCGTCCCCCACCCGCCCGTCGGTTAGCTCTATCGGGCGGCCCGATACCTGCGAGGCCCAGGCCGCCGAACCCTGGGTCGCCAGCGCGCCCTGGCCGGAGATGGCCGCCGCCGTGCGCGTCTCGGTGATGTTCGCCCCGCTCTCGGCGGCCCACTTCCGGGTCGCCGCCTCCGCGACGTCGTCCGCGTCCTGCGCCCCCGCCCCCGTGAAGCGAAAGATGTCGTCGGCGTCGAGGTTGATCCCGCCTACGATGCGCCGCAGTAGGGTCGGGCGGAGGACCCCGTCGAGGTAGGCCGGATCGATCGAGCTCCGGGTCGGGCTACCGGGGACGGCGTCGAGGTCGATAGGAAAGAGCGCCGCCCCGAACTGGTCGAAGTAGGCCGTCGTGGCGACCGTGATCGACGCCACCGAGCACGCTACTCGCGCGAAGAACGTACCGGCAGGCGCGGTGGCCGAGATCGCCGAGCGGGCGTAGCTTGAGGACGTAACCGCGTCTCCTATCGTACTCCCGATCTCCGTCTTGCTCGCGTTGAGCCAGCTGATCCGTACCCGCGGCGAACCATCGCCCGCCGTTCGCTTGATGAAGCACTGCGCCATCACCCGGTCGCCCGGGGCCGCCGGCATGGTGACGGAGTTTCGTAATGTGGAGGGAGCCGAACCGACGAACTTCGCGACCCAGTCGCCGTCGTAGGCGTCCGTTGAATTTTTCTCGATCGTAAAATCGCCCGTGTCCTTCGTCCACTGCACGTCGCCCGACTCGAAGTCCGGGTTGCGCATCAGCAGGATGCCGCCGCCCGAGAGCAACTCGTTGTCGAGCCCGCCCTCGAAGCCGGGCTCGCCCCCGCCCGGGTCGCCCGGGTCGCTGTCGACCTCGATGGCCTTGCTCCGCAGCCCCACCGTGACGACGCGAAAGGTCCCGTTGTTCGTATTGGTCTGGTCCCCCTTCGGCGGCTCGAAGTAGAGCGTGTTGATCGTCACCGCCCCGGTGTCCTGGCGGATGAAGCCGTGCAGCGTCAGCAGCGACCCGATCGCGCCCGGCGCGGCCGTGTCGCTCCGGGCGTAGAGATAGATCAGCTCGGCGCGGGCGTAGGCGTAGCCGTCGATCGGGGAGGTCGGGAGCGCCACGGTCGTCCCGTGGGTCTGGGTGGTGACGAAGAACTCCGGCCGTAGCGCCGCGAACTTCGAGTTGCGAACCATCACCAGCGCGTCGTCGTCAAGCGGCGGCTTGCCGGGAAGAAAGACGTTGGCGTTCAGGTCGGTGAACGAAACCGTACCGGTCGCGGTGATCCCGGCCCGGAAGCCGAAGGCGAAGACCCGGACGCGGCCGTCCTGGGTAACCGTGTCGCTGCTCGCTAGGAGCCGGTAGGTGACGGTGGTATCCACCAGCCCGGTGGCGCCGTTCACGTTCTTTTCTAGCCGCGCGAGCGTATGCCCGGACGGACCGCTCGAGAGCCCGGTCGCGAAGGCCGGGGTCCAGCGCCAGCTCGTCAGGAACACCAGGTCCGCGTAGGGGTACTGGAAGCCATCGACGTCGCTGGTCGGCCGCGGCACGGTCTGGCCGTTCCCGAACTCCCCCAGGTCGAAGAACTCCGCCTGGACGACGCTCCGCTTGGCGGCCGCGTTCAGGTCCTTGAGCCGGTCCTCCCGCCAGGCGCTGTCGAGGTCGAGGTCCGCGTCCGGCACGTTCGTCCACGCCGGGATCGCGGCGAGGTCGAGCTGGCCGAGCCCGCGGACGCCGACCGCCCAGACCGAGAGCTCCCCATCCTGGGTCTCGGTCGTCTGCCCACCCTGGACGTGGTAGACCGTCTTGCAGTGGACGAGGCCGGGGTCGCCGTCGGCCCGCTGCTCCACGTCGTAGTCGAAGTAGAGGATCGTGCCCGCGCCGCTGGTGATACCGTCGCGCGGGTCCGCGCTCAGCACGACCTCCCACAGGTAGATAACCTCGCTCGCCTGGTAGGGCAGCCGGTCGACCGCGCTGGTCGGGCGCGCGACCGTCTGCCCGTCCGAGAACCGCCCCATGTAGAAAAACTCCGGGCGGACCACCCCGAACTTAGTGTTCTCGAGGATCTTGACGGCGTGCTGGCCCTGCGCGATCTCCTCCGCGTCGAGGGCGGAGTCCGGCAGGTCGCTGAGCCCCGGCGGCGCGATGAGCGTGAGCGGCATAGTCTAGGCGAGCGGGTGAGCGTCGACGTCGTCGCTCATCTTCCCGTCCGTCTTATCTCCTACGAACATATAGGTATCCTTCTGGCCCTGGCTGGCCGCGGTCCACTCCGGCACGCTCGCGGGCGCGATCAAGAATGGCCCCAGCCCAGCAGGATCGATCCCGCCCCCGAGCTGTACTTGCTCCGCGTCGGCTAGCGAGATCTTCACCTGGCCCTTCATGTAGACCCGGCTAACCTTCGTGACGACGAAGAACTGGTCGGTGATGCCCAGCGCCCCGCTGACCCGGTTGGGCACGAACGGGTGGCTGAGCTCGACGAAGTCCCCGATCTCCAGCAGCGCGGCCTCGTCCCAGTGCGCGGTCAGGGCATTCATCGTGAGGTTCTTATCCGCGAAGCGGTTGAAGATTCCCTGCGCGACCAGGCGGGCCAGCCCGAAGCCCTGCAGGGCCGATCGCATCCCGAGCGACTCGATGACGTGCGAGCCCTGCTGGCTGAACTTGCTCTCCGACGCCGCCTCGATCTCCACGTTGCCGACCGCGAACTTATCGCCATCGTGGTCAAAGCGGTGGATCACCACGTTGATGAGCTCGCTCTCCGCTGGCGTCGGGAGGGTCGCCACATTAGCGGCGCTGAACGAGAACTGCGAGACGATCGTTCCCGGCAGTGGCAGGAAGCCCCGGATGCTGAACTTCCCGTCGGCCAGCGTAAGGGCGTAGAGGCCGAGCGGCGCCAGCAGCTCCTTCTCGATGAACGCCTTGGCCTCCGGCGCCTTTTCGATCGAGAAGTTGAACTGGATGCCCGGAAAGACCAGGTCCCGGTAGGCCTGGATGGTGGTGACGTCGATGTCGCCCGCCGCCAGCCCGACCTCGCCCTGCAGGATCTGCGAGTTGAGGATGGTCATCGGGTTTCCACTGAAGGTCTTGGGGTCGTCCGAGCCGGTCGGCCCGCCGTTGTCGCCGGTCTTAAAGATGGTCTTCTTTACCAACCGGGTCCGGGGCTTGCAGGTGAACTTCCAGGCGGTGTTGTTCTTGACCGACTCCACCCGGTCGACGACGTAGGTGTGCATGAGCGCGTAGTCGGCCTCGGCCAGCCCGACGAACCCGGTCTTGAGCGTGCATTCCCGGCCCTGAAAGACGAAGGGAAAGTCCCCGAGGATTGCCCCGCCGATGTCCGCGACCGTCACCGCCAGGTCGTTGAGCGCGCTCGTGCCCTTGAGCTCCTGGGCGCTCTGGGTCACCGGCGCGATGTCGACGATCCACGAGTCAAAGCTCCCGAAGCCGGGGTCCCTGGTAGCGAAGCTCCGTGAGTAGCCGGTGATCTCGAAGAGGTGGACGTACCGCTTGACCAGCTTCGCGGCCTCGGTCTTCCAGTTGGCGGTCGCGCTGATCATACGAACTCCCGCAGCCGTAGCTTGAATTCGTAGAAACGGTTGGCCCCCCGCACCTGGAGCTTCGGCCGCCACCGCTTATCCTCGAGGACGTAGGTGGTCTTGCCGGCCGCGAAGGCGTCGGGGTAGTAGTCGAAGTTGGTCCCGTCGAGCACGGCGGTGATGAAGGTATCCCAGCGATCGATCGCGGCCGGGATCACGGCCTGCGTCTTGACGTAAGGGCCGAGCGCACCATAAGCAAGCTGGCCTCCCCAGAAATAGATCGGACCATCTGCCTCTTCCCAACTACTTGATCCACCTATTTGAAAACCGACGTGCGTCCAATCACTGGCACCGAGTCCCGTGAGAAAGAATCGTTTCCACGAATCGACTACGATCGCGTCACCTTGAAATTGAGGATCGCTACCACCCGAAGCATTTTTATGCATTACCATCCTTACGGTCATAGAACCGGTAAGAACGCGCAACCAAATTGATGTCGCAAAGCTACGGCCTACAATCTCCGGGGGCTGTCGGTCTTGCCAAATCCTTGCGTTTGTAGACGATACGTCTGGAATAACTTTATCGGCGGTATTGCCGTCCAACGGATCGGTCACATCTGAGGTATTCGCCTCAACCGTCACCTGCGACTTTGTCCAATCCCCGTGGTCGAGCTCCTCCGATCGCGTGAGGTAGTTCTCCGCCTCGGTCGGTACCAGCGTGAGGTCAAGCTCGAGGAACTTGTCGACCCGCTCCAGCAGGCTCTGCCGCTCCCCGGAGCTCGCGATCGTGTCGTGGCGCCGAAACGCCTGGTCGAAGGGCCGGACGTTCACCGGCGGGAAGGCGAAGAGCAGCTCGTTGGCGCCCCCGCTCGGCCAGACGATCTTCGGGACTAGGATCGGCATCGGCTCAGCTCCTGCTCACCACGTTAAACGAGTCCGAGGCCTGCAGCGGCGCGTCGCCGCTCCGGACCAGCTCGCTCATCTGCTGCATCAGCTCGAGCAGGGTATCCGCGCTGATAATGGTTCCCTCAACGATGAGGGTCAGGCCCCCGCCCGCTCCGGCGCCCTCCTCGACCCCACCCGGTTGGTTGGTACGGAACGGGATCACCGCCTCCTTGATCGCCGGGGCCTGCTCGCCCAGCAGCGCCAGCGTCGGCCGCGTGATGATCCCGCCCGCCTGCATCCGGCGCTCGACCTCAAGCGGCTCCGCGGTATCTCCCGCGACCTGGCCCCGGACCGGCGCGGCTCCCGCGCCCGCGCCCGGCGCGCCACCTCCTTCGCGGCCGCCCCCGAACGCCCCAGCTACCGCCGCGACCTGAAGCGCGCCCACCGCTCCGTAGAAGGCGGAGGCCGCGAAGTGCTTGGCCGCCTTCCAATACTGCTGCTTAGCTAGGTCGGCGAAGCCCTCACCCATCTCAAAGATCGCCTTCACCAGGGCGATCTCCTTAACCGCCTTGATGATCGAGCCCGCCTTGGCCGCCTCGGTCGCGGTCGTGCTCGCGGCCAGGGCCTGGTTCATCGCGATGTTCCGCAGGATCTGCCCGACGATCAGGCCCATCACGCGAAGCATCACCCCGCCCGCGCCCTGAACGCTTCCCGCGATCTGGTTGAAGGCGTCCGTCGCCTGCTGGGCCATGTCGGTAAAGCTGATCCCGGTATCGGCAAGGGCCTGCCGCATCGCCTCGAGCTGCTCCTCGGTTGGCTCGACGAAGACCCCGATCCCCTCGGCCGCCAGCTCGAGGTTAAGCGGGATCTCCCCCAGGCCCTGGTTTAGTTCCTCCAGGGACTGCTTGAATCGCGCCGCCTCAAACTGCTCGATCAGCGCCGCGTTCTCTCCCCGGAACCGGGCGATCCCCGCCGCCGCCAGGTCAAACTTGAACCCCACCCCAGCAGCGGCCCCGCCGAGATCGTCGAGGGTTTTCTTGGTTTTCTCCCCGGTCTCCGCGACGAATTCTAACTCCTGGCTCATCTTTGCGAGCTGTATCTCGAGCTTCTCGATCAGGTCGATATCGGTCTTGATCGAGCCCTTGAGATTATCCACCGTCTCGCGAAGCTGCGTGACCCCAATCGCGAGTATCCCGAAGGTTCTAAAAAGGGTCTCATTGCTTAGGACGAACTCGGCGATCGCTAACCGCGCTTGAAAGATCGTAAGGATCACGCCCTCGACCAGCCCCTTCCAGAATATAAAGACCTGCGTAAGAGAGATAATCGACCAAGCGACCGCGTTGAGGATGATCCGAAGATTCTCTCCCCTAGCTCCCAACGTCCCGAAGCTGACCAGCACCGCCTCGATCGCCGGGCTCATGTTCTCAAAGGCGATGATAAACTCCTTCTCGATCGTCACGGTGATCGCCTTGAATCGCTCGTCCAGGGTATCGAACTGCTTGTCCGCCGCGATCGTGGTCGCGGTCGCATCTTCTTGAGCTTTCTTAAGCACCCCAAGCGCCCGCTTATACTCGTCGGCGCCCTTGCCTAAGAGAATAAAGATACCTTTCTGTGCTTCCGTTTCTCGAAACAGGTTGGTGGTCGCGGCCGTATCGCCCTTCAGGAGCTTGCCGAGTTCCTGTAGGGCCGCGTTCAAGCCGTCCTTGGCAATGATGTCGCGCATCTTCGCCTGCGAGATTCCTAGTTCCTCAAATCGCTTGGTCGCCTCGGGCGTAGTGAAAGTCCTAAGGATCGCGACCATCGTAGTCATAGCTTCTGCCGCCGAGATGCCGGACTTCGTCATCGTTGCGATCCCGGCGTTAAGCTCGGGCAAATCTATATTTAGCTGGGCAGCAGCCGAAATCACCCGCCCCAACGAGCTGGATAGCTCTTCGCCGGTGATCTTTCCTTCCTCGATAGTCTTAAACAGCACAGAGGAAACTGACGCGGCCTTCTCAACGCTTAGACCGTAGGCATTTATTACGGTCGTCAGCACATCGACGGCGGTCAGGGTATCTGTTAGCCCAGCCTTCGCGAAGAGCGCAGCCTCGCCCACCAGCCTTACGGCCTGCGCCGGTGCGACGCCGGCAGAGAGCGCCTGGTACAAGCCGCGTGTGAGCTCGGTCGCACTTCCTAGCTCGGGCCGCAGCTCAAAGATCTGTTGCTTTAAGATCTTTAACTGCTTGACCCCGACCGGGGTCTGGGTATTTATCAGGGTCGCGACGTTGGCGAACTCCTTCCCGAACTCGATCGCCGCCTTCGCCGCGTCCTTTAGGACCTGGATGACCTTCCAACCTACGAAGACGAGCCCAACGCCGAGCGCAAGCTGCTTGATCCTTCTCAGGCCCGCGCCGAAGCCGCTAAGCCCCTTCTCGGCCTCCCGCGACGCCCGGCGAACCTTCGGGCCGAGCCCGGCCACCGCGCTGTTAAGCGGAGCGTCGTCGACGCGAAAGCTAAGAACGGCGTCGCCGAGGTTAATGGCCATCTGCGCTCCTCGTCGGCCGCCGCGGGACGATTCCGTGCCGCCGCATGAAGGTCGTCGCGCTCATCTTATTTCTAAAGCCGCCCGTCATCTCTTTCATCTTGGCTCCCGCCAGCTTCGCCTGAAACTCAAACTCCAGCTTTCTTCGCCTCCCCAGGCTCTGCAGCATCAGCCCCAGCTTCTCCTCCGTCCAGTGGTCGTTTATGTACTCGGGCGTGAGGCCCCACTGGTAGAGGGCGAGCTCGTAGGCTTCTCCGAGAGTAACGTTGCCTTCGTTACCTGGGAAAGTGCCAGGACCGTCTGCAGCAGGTCGAAAAAAGGGAAGCCCAGCTTCATTACCGCGTTGAAGGCGACGACCAGCTGGACCTCAGTCGCCTCCGCCTCGATCTTCTTTCGCGGAAGCTCGGGCGCGTAGGCAAAGAAGAGGTCCGCGACGAACCCCGGAAACTTAATGAACGCCAGGCGCATCGCACGGGTGAACATCTCGGTTTCGTCCTGCTTCCGAAAGAAGCTCAGGATGGTTCGGCGCGGCGGCGTGAAGCCCTTCGCGACCAGCTGCAGCTTTTGATAGAATAGCTCCCGCCACCTTCCTTGTTCATTGATCGTCAGCGGCCGGATCTCGTACTCGCGATCGCCCAGCGTAACCTTGCTCGGCAATTGAAAGAGCCCCGCCTCCTCCGTCCTTCCGTTCGTCTTCTCTGGCATCTCGCCTCCTCTAGCGAAAGGGGGCCGCCGGTTCCTTCGCCGCGCCATCCGGCGGCCCCTCCCCGCGTCAACTACTACGCTTCCGATACCGCGGTCCAGTCCACTAGGCGGAACATGCGCTCGCCCTTCGGCTTGCTGCTTTCCACGTTGGCCCGGAACTCCGCATTGAAGAGGGTCTTCTCCCCCTTCCGGTAGGCCTGGCCGATCGCCGAGACCGACAGCACCCGCCACACGATCAGGAGGCGGAAGCCCTGCGTCCCGTCGGCCTGGCTCTCGGGCGAGTCCGCCTCGAAGCCCAGCGCCCACTCGGTCAGCGGACCGGTGCCCACGGTCAGGATGTCCTTCCCGGTAACGCCGGACGCGGCCGCCTCCGTGCTGAAGGTGCTAGCGCTAATCGCCTTGTTGAGGTTCCCGAGGGTCGCCTCCGCCAGCGGCGCGCGGACGATAAACTGCTCGGAGGTCAGCGTCGACTTGACCGGACCGGTCTCCTGGTCCACGAAGTGGTCCGCGATCTCCGGCGTGTACTCGAGCTCGACCCCGCCGTCAGAGTAACCCATGCTCGTCCACCCAGCCCAAACGAGGATGTCGTCATTTTCGTCAGGCGGGGTAGTTCCCACCGGCGCGAGGTATAGCTCGCCCGGTCCCACTAGAATGTTCGCTACGTCGGCCATGATCTCCTCCTAGAACTTCACCGGCAAGAGTTTAATGTCGGTGATTGAAATGGTCGTGGCGATGTTGACATCGCCATTCGCGTCATTGTACTGCCCCGGCGGAAACGGTCCCATCAGATACTGGGTCGCGGCCGCCGGCGACTGCGTAACGTCCTCGTTCGAGCGCCCGTGCGAGCACGGTTCACTCGCGACCGTGACCAAGCCGGTGGGGGCCGCGCCCCCGTCGACCAGCAGCATCGTCTTTCCGTCGTTCTGGAACTTGTCCGTCGCCGTCGCCGCCGCGAGCAGCGAGGTAATCTCCTTGACGCCCTTTCCTGGAAGTGAAGCTACCGTAAGCTGTGCCATGCCTTCCTCCTAATCCTTCCTAAAGATGAGCTGAAATACGCTCAGCACGTTCGGCCAGCGGGTCTCGGGATCGACTAGATCCTGCCCGTAGACGGCCTCCCGCGCGTTCAACAAAAATCCGTTGGCGCCCAGGTCCACTCCCCGTCGATCGTGGAGCGCGTCGTGCACCAACCGATAGACCAGCCGCGCCTCCTCGGGGTCCTTCTCCGACCAGCACCGAATCTGAACCGTAGGCGAGATGAGCGGCAGGTCCCCGTCCGTCTCCCCGCCCACGGTCTCTAGCGTGACGGCCGGTAGGGTGGTTCCGCTCCGGACCGGGCCCACCTGGATCTGCGCGGCCGGCACCGTCGCGATCAGGGCGGCGTCGGCGACCAGGATGAGCCGGATGGCCTTGTTGGTATCGATCATAGCTCCCTCGCGATCGCCCGGGCGATCGCCTCCTTGTTCCGCTCGATGCTCGGTCGGAGGTACGGCTGCGCCGGCCTCCCCGCGGTCCCGACCTCGAGGTAGCCCCCGTACCCCGACTCGGTCCAGATCTCCGCCGTCTTTCCCCGCACCTTATACTTGATCGACCGGCGGTTGAACCCACGCTTATAGGGACTCAGCCGTACGGCCATCGGTACTACGTCGCGAGGAAAGGCGTATTTCAACCCCGCCTCGATCGCCGCGGCTGACTTCGATCGAGATAGAAGATTAACCATCCGCAAGCCTACCCGAACATCTAAACTCATAATTTTACCAACTCTAAAAAGAGCTCCAGGTGGTGGCCCTGGCCCCCGGCGTCCCTTACCACGATGATCCCGTAGGTCTCGCCGTCGAGCGCGATCTGGTCGGCCGCGGTCACGTCCTGGACCTCCAGGAAGAGGACGAAGTCCGTGATCCGCGCCTCGCGCCCGACCGCCAGCTCTATCCCGGCCGCCTTGCCCGAGAGCGGCTGCTTCAGGCAGGGAACGTCGGTCGCGAGGTCTCCCCACGTCCCCGCCGGCGCCCCGTAGCCGTCCGTCCCGCCGGAGGCGGTAAACCGCCGGATCGTGCAGGTCTGCGTGAGCAGCTGCCGGAAGCCCACCTATCGGCTCCTCACCACGTCGTTCCAGATCAGCTCCGCCTCGCTGAACGGCGAGAGGTTCAGCTCCGCGTAGCCGAAGGCCGGCGCGTTCTCGCTCAGGGCGCGGTAGTGCGCGGCCACCTTCAGCACCGCCTCGGCCATCGCCTTCGAGTCGATGGTATAGTCACCGATCTTCGTCGACTTGGCGAGCAGGGCTGCGTTGGCGGCGACCGCGTCCAGCGCGCCGGCGGCGGCCAGGTTTAGGTCGGCGCCACCCTCGGTCAGGAAAAAGTCGATCTCCTCGTCGTTAAACAGCTGCCGGGTCGCGTCCGCCTCGTCCGTGTCTCGGATCTTGAGCCGAACCTTGCCGCGATCGGTCGCCAGGTCGTAGGTAAAGGCCATCAGATGATCTCCTCTCGGTGCGGCACGGGTAGGTCCGCCGCGCCTAGAATCCGCTCGCGCGTCCAGGGAAAGCCAAGGTCGACCGAAAGGTCGCCCGAGACGGTAGCTAGCCCCGCGACGACCCCCCGCAGCGCCCACTTAAGCTCGAGCACGCCCGCGAGCGTGCTGCCGCCGGCGACCGCGCCGGTCAGGGCGCGCAGCCTCTGAAGCTCGCCCGCCAGCGTCGAGGCGACGTCGATCGATCCATTGATCGCGCGGTACTTTCCGAGGATCGCGTCCAGCGTCGAGGCGGCCGCCACGGTGCTAGCCATCAGCCGCTCGACCGGGAGCTGCCCGGTCAGCGCCGAGATCGCGGCGATCACGCCACTCAGAAGCTGCTCGCCGGCGAGGGTAAGCTCCCCGTCTAAGGCGCTGACGCCGGAGATAGTTCCCGCCAGCGCCCACTCGAGCTCAAGCGCACCGGCGAGGCTCGAGGTCGCCGGAACCACCGCGACCATCTCTCTTGAAATTGGCAAGTCGCCCGCGAGGGTCGAGGTCGCCGCCACGGTGCTAACCATTAGTCGATCAACGGGAAGCTCGCCCGCGAGCGCAGCAGCCGCGGCTATAGTGCTGATCATCTCCCGATTGACGGGGAGCTCACCTGCGAGGGTTGAACTCGCGGCGATCACGCCATCCAAGAGCTGCTCACCGGTAAGAATCAACTCGCCCGCGAGGGTAGAAGAGGCGGCGATCGCAGAGATCATCTCCCGGTCAACCGGGAGGTCGCCCGCGAGCGTCGAGACCACCGCCACGGTGCTGACCATCTCTCGATCGACCGGCAGCACGCCCGCGAGCGCGGAGACCGCGGCGACGACCGCGGCCATCTCTCGGTCAACCGGCAGATCCCCGGTCAGGCTCGAGGCCGCGGCGATCGTGCCGTCGAGGAAGACGTCGACGGCTACGCCTATCTCAACGCCGCTGTAGATCCCGGCCACCTGCTGCTTGTGAACGTCCAGGATGACGCTGCCCGGATCGGCGGGCAGGAGGACGAGGGGGAGCAGGGGAACAAAGCTAGAGCGAAGCCTATTCTCCTCGGCAGGATCAGCCGCAGCCGCCGGTCGGATTACAACTACATTTGCAATCCAAATCGCTGAGGTAGCGACGGTAAAGGCATCGGGGTCTTCCGGGCTACCGTTGCGCTCCCGCCGTCCTGTCCCGATTTCAACCGAGCCGCCGCCAGCGCCAGCATTGGTGTCAATGAAGTCCGTGTAGCTTGTCGGCCCCGCGGTGATGTCGTTGTCGGAAACCTTAATCCCGGCGACTGCCAACCAAAGGGTATCCTCGGCACCCCAGCTAGGAGCTAGGCTCGGCGGGTCGGGCGAGGTACTGGTTCCCGTCGTAGCGACTCCTGCCTCTGGTGCCGTAGTTCCGTGCCAACCTGTTATGCGATAGGTTTGGGCTGCCGAGGATTCGCCACTTACTATATTAACATCTACCGTCGTGCCGCCCTCGGTTCCGTCGGCAAATCTATAGAAGACGGTCAGCTGAATGGTGTTCAGCCCGGCATTTTCACTAAATAGCAGCGTCCACCCGGTCGGCGTATTTGGCTGGTCGTCATCATCATTGAGGAACTTCATCACCAGCAGGTCACCGTCGTCAACGGTGGCTGGCATCGCTACGGCGTGAATTGGCCCGTCGAGGTCAACCGATTCAGTGACGCTCGCTACGACTGGAAAAGCCATTAACCTTACGCTCCTGAAACCATCTTCGCGCGGGTGAAGGTGCCGCTCACCAGGCTCAGGGCCGCCTTGGCGATCTTGACGTCCGCGTCGCTGTAGATGCCCAGCTCCGAGCCGGTGGTCACGTTCTGGTTTCGCAGCGCCATGAAGAACAGCATCAGCAGCTGATCGGGTCGCGGGTTAGCCGGCGGTTGGCCTTGCGGCAACTCCGCCAGGGTCGCCGCGCCCGAGCCGAAGACCTTGTCGGCGGCGTCCTGGGCGAACGCCGCCGCGCTGATCGCGTCGGTGGCGAACTTGCCCGACGTAAACGCGTTGCCGGCGATCGCGGCGGCGGTCAGGACGTTGGCGGCCATCGCCCCGACCGAGCCGTCCACGCGGCCCGAAGCCAGCGCGTTCATCGCCGCGCCGAGCCACTCCTTTAGGTCGGCGTGAACCATCCCGTCCGCCTCGGTGGCGATCAGGTTCGCCGGGGTCGCGAGCACCTTGCCGGCGGCGTCCGTGCCGGCCTCGGCCGCTATCGTGCTTCTCGACAGGGCGGCGTCCTCGGTGAGGTCGGTGGTGGTACCGTTGTCGGTAATGGTCATGTTGCCGCGGGCAGCCACCGTCAGGCTGGTGCAGGTGGCGCCTATGATGAGCTGGCCGTCGCTCTCGTAGCTCACGGTGTCGAGGGCGGTCCCGCTGTTGAGCTGCAGTCCCCCCGAGTAGTGTCGGATGTTGAGGTTGGTAACGCCCGCCCCCGGGAAGGTGAGCTCCGGCGTGTTGTTTCCCGCGACCGCGCTGTGGCACCCGGCGAAAATTATGTTCATCGACGCGCGGAGGGTGCTGTTGCCCGTTAGCGCGCAACCATAGGCAAAGCACTCCAGGGCTGCCAGCCCCGCCAGCTCGCAGTCGTGCATGTGAATTCGGTCTGCCCCGCCCTGGGTACCGGTCAGGGAGAGGGAGATGAACGTCGAGTTATCCACGTCCTGGGAGCCCAGGTTGATCTGGTTATTTCCCCCGATGCCGACAAACTCGTAGTCCTCCATCGGGGCGGCGAGCGTGACGTTGGAGTCGTTGATGAGGTAGATGCGATCGAGGCTCATGCTGTCGGCCAGGGTCTTGGCGGCGCCGATGGTGGAGACGGGGTTGCCTATGGTGCCGTCCACGCCGTTTACGGTGTTGGTGTTGCCGGCGGCGTCGTTTAGATAGACCCCGGGCCCACGCGGCCCCAGGTAAGCGGGGTAGAATCCCTCGTTGCCGTCGAACACGGTTTCAAGATTATCGGCGGCAGGCGCAGAACCGCTGACAGCGGTCACGTCCGCTCCGACCTCCCCGGCGGCGCTTACGCCGAGCCTTCTCCCGTTGGTAGCGGGCATAAGAGCGGCGCGGTTCTCGATGCTGAATGAGGCCACCACGTACCCGACGGCGGAGATGCCATTTATCGTGCCAGCCGAGATAACCACCTGGTACTCCTGTCCCACGCCGAACCCGTTGGCGGCAGTGGCGACTACGCGAACATTGTGTAGGCCCGTGAGGCTATTAAAATCCAGGGTAAGTGTTTCCGCTCCGGTTATGGGAGTAATAGAGTTATCTTCATAAATTTCGACTTCACCGGAAACCAACGTAACCGGCAATCCAGTGTTATTCACCGTGGTGAACTTAAAGTCAAACGTCGTCTCTAAAGCAAAATCGCCTAAGTTGTTCATTATGCCCTCACCGCGTGATGTCTTACCTGTGCCAATCCCGCGCCCTGCCCGCCTACCGCCGTCTTCGTCACCGTGATCCTCGGCACCTGGGTATTGTCCATGCCCGGATTCCCGGCGTTATAGCGCAACCGGAACTCTATAAAGTCTCCGTCGCTAAAGTCAGCCGAAACCAGTAACAGGCCCCAGACCATCTCGGTAAAGTTGTTCGCCGTGAGCTCGAAGTTTGCCAGCTCTGCGTCAGATACCATCTGTTCGCTAGCAACGAAGGAGCCCGCCCCGTCGGTGAGGCCGTCCGTTCCCCGGTTGGTCGTAGCCCCGCCGTCCGTCAGGAAGCTACCGGAGTCCATCCGAACGCGATTGGTTGCACCCGTGGGAGTTATCCACGACCCCCCGCCGTTTACCCGGTACTGGAGGTCGTAGTCGTCGATGGCGTTCCCGCCAATATCTCCGGCGCCGAGCTCGTCCATCAGAAGCCGAAGCTGAATCTGGGAGTCCGAATCTACGCCGCGCCCGGTTACGTTCACGTCCTCACCCGCAGCCGGACTTGAGCCCGCCTCGGTTCCGTCCTCGTAGAAGCGGAAGTGCGTTATATCAGGGGCGAACTCATCGTGGCCGCACAGAGCCCAGGGACCGGAGTAAAGATAACTCTCCCGATGGAGGACGACACCCGTCTCGATGTCGATGACGACCTTAGTGGTTACGCGCTTCAATTTTCGCCCTCTTCCTGATCTCCCAGTAGTCCTCATCCCGAATCGACCGGCCAAATAGAACCGCCTTGGGGCCGCGGTACATCAGCAGGTAGTCCCACAGGCCGGGGGTGTCGCAGCCGTTCCAGCCGGTCTCAGCGTTCCAGTAGTAGGCGGTCTTGCCGGACTGTAGCTTCCCGTCATTATCAACCACCTGTACGTTGCTGGTCGGGGCATGGAAGGGGTCACCATCCTCGCTACTGAAGGTTGACCCGTCGCCGTAGTAGATTTTCCAGGCCATCTCATCCCCCGCTCTCCCAGGGAACGACGGCGGTCGCCTGGTTCGAGGGCACGCTCTCCAGGCCGTTGGCGTCCAGCGCCCGCACCACGTAGTAGTAGGTCAGGCCCTTCTCCACGGTCTCGTCGTCGTAGGTTAGGCCGGGGATCACCGCCGAGTTTAGCCGGACGTACGGACCGCCGTTCTGGTCGGAGCGGTAGGCGTGGTAGCCCACCACCGTCGGCGTCGGGCTGGCGTCCCACGCTAGCTCGGCGACCGGCTCCCAGGTTACAACGATATTCAGCACCTTCTCAGCGGTCTGCTGCCCCGCGCCCGAGGCCGCTAGGACCAGGGCCAGGAGCAACATCGCCGAGGTTGTGAGAAGGCGCCTCATCCCGTCTTCCGCTTGTCCTTCCTCGCCGGCTTCCTACCAAACTCGAACGTCCGGGTGGCCGCGCTCCCCGCGCTGTCGGTAGCCTCAACGGTAAAGATGAAGCTACCGGTCTCAGTAGCCGTGCCACCCAGGACGCCGTCCGCGGCGCCCAGCGTCAGCCCGGCGGGCAGCGCGCCCAGGATCACCGCCCAGGTATAGGGCGCGACCCCGCCCATCGCGGTGAGGGTCGTGCTATAGGGCACGCCCATCTGCCCGCCCGGCAACGAGCTGGTCATCACGACCAGCAGCGCCGGCGCGATGTCGAGCGAGAGCTGCTGCTCGGCCGTCTGTTGCCCGCAGGCCAGCAGCGGAAAGAGTAAGACGACCAGCGTAACCAAAACGAGATACCTCATAATCGTCCTCCCAATCGCCCGTCTTAGTCGAGCGTGATGTCCAGGTCGCCCGCGGCAAACTTCGCCGTATCGCCGTCGTCGATGTCCTTCGCCGTGCCCAGCAGGCCGTAGGCCAGCAGGTTGCCGCCGCTGACCGCGTCGTAGATCCCGAAGTAGGTACACACCCCCCACGGGCCGGTCGCCGCCGGGAAGGCCATCTCGATCGCGTTCGCCAGCGCGCCCGCGGCCGCGGTCGTCCAGGTGGTCTTGTCGTTGGTAAAGCTCGGCCGCGAGTAGTTGTTGCCGCTCGGCTCGGTGAAGTTGGTACCGTCGTCGCTCGGCGTGGTGGTCGAGAGCGCCAGCCAGACCGACGCCGGCTCGGCGTAGTCCAGGCCGCCGAACAGTTGGTCCAGAACCTCGAGTTCAAGATAGTCTGTAAAGCTCATAGCCTAATCCTCCCGCGGTGAGGGGGGCGCCCTTCGACGCCCCCGTCCCGCACTATTCAGCAGTTTACGACTCCGTGCCGTCCTGCGCGTAGGTGACCCGGGGGTCGATCTGCGTGCCCCCCATGATGTGGCGAACCCGCCACAGCATGGAGTCGCTCTCGAAGTCGCCCTCGAGCGGACCCGCCGCGCCGCCGCCCACCGCTACCTTGTTCGGGGCCTTCATCACCAGCTCCGGACTGGTCCGCCCCGCCAGGAAGTTGAGCCGCGCCGCCTGCCCCGACGCCAGCTTCGCGAACACGTACCAGGTGGTGTCCTTGTTCGCGCTCTCGTCGACGATCGGCAGGTACTCGTTGACGTGGCCGGTGATGCTCATCAACCGCACGGTGCTAATTTCCCGGCCCTCCACCGTGCTCGCCACCGAGACCGCCTGCAGGATCTTGAGCATGTCGAACTCCAGCGTCGGCGGGACGACCAGCTCGAATCCGATGATGATGATCGGCAGGCCCTCCTGGTCCGTCTGCTGCCGCATCAAGCTCACCGTGGTCCCGAGGTTGACCGCGCCGCTGGTGCCGCTCAGCTTTAGGTCGCCCTTGTTGGTGATGGCCTTCCCGTCGATCGGGTGCGTGACCGTCGCCCCGTAGAGCGAGGCGTGTGGCCCCGCCGCGTCCGCGATCAGGCCGGTGGCCTCGAAGAACTCGGTCACCAGGGCGGCGTTCAGGAGCCGCTCCCCGATGTCCCGAAATGCCCCGAGCTCATAGTCGGCCAGCACGGTCTCCCAGGCCAGACCGAAGAGGCGGCCATACTTCTCGAGGGTGATCGCGGTCTTGCCCTCGTCCAGTTCCTTGTCCTGCTTGTACTCGCCGCGGATCTTTACCTTCGGCAGCTTGTCCTGCAGCCCCCAGATCCCTAGGATCTCCTGGCCCGAGGCCCGAAAGTCCTTCTGGGTACCGACGCCGATGTAGCTGCGCCAGTCCGGCTTCGACAGCACGTATTTCGCGTGCAGCGACCGCTCCAGGATATTGCCAAAGAGGATCGGAAAGTCCGACATGGTCGAGGCCTCCCGCAGAAGGTACAACCGCTTGTGGGCGCTATGCCCCCGCTCGTTGAGGATCAGGGCCTGCAGCGCGTCGAACTTTTCCTTAAAGTTCTCGACGCTGTGCGCCTGGTCTCCCATGCTGGGGTCCAGCCTGCCCTCCATAACTTCCAAGATGTTAAGTTTCTTCCGCATGGTTTGCTCCTTTTACCCTACCTCCGCCTTCTGCAAGACGGGGATGGTGGCGGTTCCGCCGGACGTAACGGTCCCGAGGGCGTACCCGAAGAACGTACCCAGGGTAAAGTCCTTGTTCAGCTGGTCCTCGGCGTCGTCGATGTATAGCTTGTCGCCGATCGCCACCGCCTCGTCCGCCGGCGTCTCGTTCCGCCCGGTTACCAGCAACCGATAGACGCCCTTGCGGTCCATCGGGATCAGGTCGGTCGAAGCCAGGGCCGTGTTCTGCGCCACGCCCGTGAGAAAGTCCCCCGCGCCCCAGAACGCCGGCGCACCCGACTGGATGAGACCGGACGCTTGCGGGGTCAGGGTGCTCTCAAGCACGGTAAGAATATCACCTTTCTGTTCCCAGTTTTTCGCCATCGCTGTTCCTCCCGCCGCTTAGTAGCGGCCGTCCTCTGCGGCGACCTTAGCCTCGGCCTCGGACAGTCCCATCTTCTGGAACCGTCCTACCCGCGCCTTCCGGTCCGCCTCTACCTTGACCGCGTCGCCGGCACCATCACCACTACCGTCGCCGTCGCCGCCGCCCAGGTCGGTAACTTGATCGGGGGCCACTTCCTTCATGAACTTAACCATACTGGTCACGGCCTCCTTCATCCCCTCGTCGGTCTTGGCGTCCTTGAACTGAGCCAGGACGCGCTCCTGCGCCTTCTTGGGGAGCTTCGACTCTTCGAGGAGCTTCTTCAGTACTTTGTTGGCCTCGGCGATCGCCGTAACCTTCGCGACTTCCTTCGTGACCTCCTCCGCCTTCTTCAACTTCTCTTGCGTCTCCTTGAGTTCGACCTTGATCTTGTCGACTGCCTTGGTCTCGGCCGCCTCGGTAAGAGTCTTGAGTTCCTTTTCCTTCGCCTTGAGCTGCTCGCGCAGCTGCTCTACCTCGTTCATGGTGTTTCCTCCGTTAGATTCTATGAGCTCGATAAGATCTGGGCGCCGCTCCCGCAGCTGCGCGAGCGATACCACGTCCAGGTCTAGCTCATCGCTTGCTCTTGCTGACTCCAAAACCTCTACCCCGCCGCCCGCGGAGGGATACGTCACAAAATCTACCGAGCGGCCAAGAATGAGCCGCTCTACCAGCTGGGTCCGGTGGCCCTCGATCTCGGCGTCCGAGGCCTCCCCGGCCGCGCGGATCGAGACCCCCATCTCCCCCAGCTTCTTGTGCTGGGCGAGGTTCTCCAGCTTCTTCTTAAACTCCGGGTCGATCACCGCCGCGGTCGCGCGCACGCGCCCATCGTCCTCGACCCACAGGCTCGTGAGGCTCGCGGCCCAGTCCCGCACCGAGCCCTCCGGCCGGGCCTGCTCCTCCCGCTCGGTCGCGTGGTCGATGAACATCTTGGCGCCCTCGAAGATCTTATAGTCCCGCTTGAGCACCTCCGCCGGATAGAAGCGCCGCTTGCTCTTATTGAAGCCGGGCTCGATCACCGTCAGCGTGATCTCTCCCCTCGCGGCGTCGTAGGCGCCCTCCTCGAAGGCGTTAGCCTGTCGCAGCATCTTTCGCATCGCTATCCCTCCCCTTCGCCGCCCTCGGCCGGCGCTACATCGCCGCCCTCGGCCGGCGCTACATCGCCGCCCGAGGCCGGCGCTACATCGCCGCCCTCCGGCTCTGATTCTTCCTCTACTACCTCCGGCTCCGGCTCTGATTCTTCCTCTACTACCTCCGGCTCCGGCTCTGATTCTTCCTCTACTACCTCCGGCTCCGGCTTTGATTTTCCTTTCCTACAGATGCTCGCGTCGATCAAGACGGTCTGCCCCGGGGCGACCGTCACCGAGATTCGATCGCTCGAGTGCCGACCCGAGATCTTACCCTCTACGATCACGGTATCCTCGTTCTCGAGGTTCTTTCCGTTTTTGTCCTTCCAGCTCATGGTATCCTCCTATGATTCCGAGGGGACCGGCAACCCAACCGGCCCCCTTGCCCTCTGGCTGCGGTTAAGCGGCCGCGGGAAGTTCCATTGGTTTGGCACTTGTTTATTTGCACGCGTTCTACCTGTGCACCAAGCCAACCCAAGAATAGGCCACATCATTATAATTCCCCCGGCGCCCGCGCCGGTATCAACGTACACGCGCAGTTCGGGTGGAACGGCGGGTGCGCGTGTCCGCTCTGAAAGTCCTGGGCCATCGCGATCGGTCCCTGGCCCTCGTTCGCGATGCAGATCGGGCAGGGGACGACCGAGAGCACCGTCGTCTTGTACAGCGCCCCGGCCCGCTTGTAGCGGCTAAAGCTGGCCTGGGTCACGGCCTCGTTCATCTCCGTATTGGCGATGAGGTTCGACCGGAATACGCTCATGTCGAGCACCGTCCGGCGGATCAGCCGCCCCAGCCCGTCGACGCCCAGCCGGTCGCGGAGGCCGGAGGCGATCGTGGTTCGCATCAGCTTCCGGGTGGTCTCGTTGATGCCCGTGATGAGGACCGCCGACCGCGCGCTCGCGTAGGCGTACGCCTCGGTGTCCTGCTCGATGAACTCGCTGTCCCGCCGCAGGATCTTCTCCGCGAAGATCCGCCCGCTGACGAAGGCATCCTCGAGGTTCGAGATCAAGATCTGGTCGAGCTGGGGGTCCAGGGCCGTGAGCACCGGCTCCAGCATCCGGTCCGCGATGAAGTGGGCCTCGGGGATGCCGGCCAGGCGCTCCAGCTGCAGGGCGTCGATCGCCCGCTCCACCTGGCGGAAGTAGAAGCGCAGGTCCTGCCGCATCCGGCGGATGAGCCGCTGCCCGGCCACCGACTGGATGCCCTTCAGGCCTAACGCCTCTTCCAACATAAAGACCTCGCCTAAGATCTCATCTACTAGAGCTGGACTAACCACGATTCTGCCTCTTGAAGAACTCGATCTGCTGAAGCCGCTTCTTCGCCTCCCCCTCGGTGGCGAAGGCGCCCAGCCGCTTTCCCTCCTTACTAAAGATGACCCACCTTCCCTCGACGTGGCGGATAACCTCCTCGAACGCGACCTCCTTGAAGAGGATCTCCCGCAGCGTGCGGAGGGCCTCGGGCAGCTGGGCCGCCATCTGCTCGGCCTGGTCCGGCGTCAGCGGTTCATCAGACGTAAGCTTTTCCGCCTTCTCCGCTTGCTCCTTCATGATCCGCTTGACGATCTCCGCCACGTTGTTGAGCCGGTACGCGCTCAGCGTATGCTGGATCATCTCCGGCTGGCCGGGGATCTCCGGCTGGGCCGCCTTGACCGCCGTCAGGCTTTGCCCGAGGGTGGCGATGTCCGCGTCGAGGATCGGCGGCAGGTCGATGTCCACCTTCTCGTCCGCCATGCCGTGCCGGGAGAGCACGAGCGAGAAGAGGTCCTCGTAAAACTCGATCCAGAGCTGGCGGTAGGCCCCAAACGCCTTCCGCATCGGCAGCTCCATCGAGGTCGAGGTCGCCAGGTTCCCGGTCGAGGGATCGCCGAAGTAATGCAGCATGATGCCGGTCCCGGCCGAGACCATCAGCTTGAAGAGGTCCGAGTCGTCCCGGCTCTCCCGTCCCCCGGTCGCGCGCGGCATGGCGGACAGGGTAGCCGCCTTGTTCTCCAGCCAGGTCGCGCCGGCGACCGGCGGCGGGTTGGTCTCGCCCGTCTCCGCGTCCGCGGTCGACTTGAGCTGGGTCTTCGCCGCCGCCAGCGCGCTCGCCCCACCCTGGAGGGTTAGCTTGAGGGCGAACTTTGATAGCGCCTGGGTAATCGCTACCCGCGAGACCATGAAGCGGCGGTGCTCCCGGCACCAGTCGAGCACCGAGCCCAGCAGGGAGTTCCCGCGCTGGGCGAAGTCGTCGAACGGCAGGTGATAGATGTAGACCTTCGACTTCCACCTGATCGTCGCGCCCCTCTCGTCCTTGAGGAGCGGGACCTCCTCCTCGCCGTCCGCGTACGACCAGTCGAGGTAGTAGATGGTCCGCTGCTGTCCGGCCGGCGTCATGAATTGGCGCTTGTAGAAGACCGGCGACTCCTTATCGTCCGGCAGGCTGACGATATCGGTGATCTCCAGCGGATCGATCCGCCGAATGATCGGCAGGTCGCCGAAGAGGGCGAAGAAGACCTCGCCGTCCACCAGCAGCTTGGTGCTCGACTTGCGCTGCCCCCGGGCGCGCAAGATTCGCCGGTTCTTCTTATGCTTCCAGAACTCCTCCAGGACCGCCTGTACCTTGGGCTTCTCCGCCCGAAACGAGAGCCCGTCCCCGACGGAGTAGTCGGTCCAAAGCCGGACCGCCTGCTTACAGAGCGGGTCGCGGTGCCAGTAGAGCCGGGCGCGCTCCACGATCAGCTGCCGGCTCGCCGGCTCGAGCTCGCCGCTCCGGGCCGGGCCGCCCAGGCGGATGAAGCCCTTGTCCTCCAGCGCTAGCTCCAGGTCGGCGCGGCTTACCCCGGCCTCCAGGATCTCCGGGTCGCGCGCTAGCGCCTCGAGGATCGACTCGTAGGCCGCGGCCTGGGCGACCTCGCTGATCGGGGCGGCGGTTCGCTTCTTTACCTTACGCGGCATCGTCTACCTCTCCCAGCTCGTCATAGCCCTAGCCTCTGCTCCAGGTCGTCGAGCTCCGGCGAGATGACGACGTTCTCCTCGTAGCTGACCACCGACTCCGTGGTGTCCTGCCCCGCCGCCGCGTAGAAGGTCAGCCCGTGCACGAAGGCGTCCACCTGGTCGTCGTGCATCCCCTTGTCGAACTCGCACAGCTCGTCGATGAAGCCCGGCGTCCACTCCTGGTCGGCTAGGACGTGGACCTGCCCGGCCTCCGGGTAGCCGCTCACCTGGGTCGCCCGCACCCGCTTCTTCAGCAGGGCCTCGATGGGAAAGACCGGCCAGCGGAAGGTCGGGTCCGCCTGCAGCGCCTGGCGCAGGGAGATCCCCGAGCCCTTGTTCTCGATAATGACCCGGGTCACCGGCTGGCGATACCCCTGCTCCACCAGCTCCGCCTCCCGCCGCGCCCGGCGCAGGAGGTCCGGCCACTGAACCCGGTCCCGCCAGACCCGGATGACGTAGACCCGATCCTGCACCCGACCCAGCGTCACGCAGGCGGAATAATCGTTCTCCTGCCCCGCCTCGAAGGCGGTATCCCAGATTTGGATAATGTCCTCGAATTGCGGCACGTCGGTCCGCTTATAGGGCCTAAACCATTCCCGCTTGAAGATGCTGCCGGTAGCGGTCTGCGGGTCCTGCTGGTAGAGCGCGCCCCACCCGATCGGCCCCACATCCCGCCGCAACGAGGCGAGCGCATCGACGCCGTAGCGCGAGAGCCAGAGCGCCTTATAAGGCTTCAGCTCATACTTCCCCTCCGGATTAACGGCCGGGAGGGTCAGCACCGTCCACTGCTCGCGCTCGGCCTTTAGCAACCGGCCGGCGAGGTCGTCCTCGTGCCAGCGGGTCATCATCAGGACGATCCACCCGCCGGGCTGAAGCCGGGTCCGCGCTACCATCGTATACCACTCGTGGCAGTCGTCGCGGTAGACCTTCGAGTAGGCCTGCTTGGCGTTCTTAATCGGGTCGTCGATGATGAGGCCGTTCGCGCCCTCGCCCGAGATCGAGCCGCCGATCCCGGCCGCGATAAACGACGGCCGGTGGTCGAGCTTGCCCTCGAGCTGCCAGCGAACGTCCCCGGTCAGGGAGAGCCGAACCTTCGGAAAAAGCTTGCGGTAGGCGGGGCCGTCGACCGTGTCCCGGCACGCGCGGCTCAGGCTCTTCGCCAGGTTCTCGGCGTACGACGCGCCGATGATCGCGTGCTGGGGGTTCAGCCCCAGGTAGTAGGCCGGGAAGCGGATCGAGGCCAGCTCCGACTTCGAGTGGCGGGGTGGGGCGAAGATCATCCCGCGCTTGATCTTTCCCCGGGCGATCCGGTCGAGGAACCTGCCGATGAGGTAGTGGTGCCAGGAGACCGCAAAGGTCGGAAAGGTAAAGGCGGTAAAGGGGATGATGCCGGAGAGGCCCTTCTTACGCTGCCGGCTCTCGAGCGCCGCCGACTCGACGACCTCCAGCGTGAGCTCCTGCCGCTCCTCAGCGAGGGCTTCGACCAGTTCCATTCGTCTTCTTCCTCCGACCGCCGTTGTCACCCGCGGCCTTGAGCTGCTTGTGCGCCCGGATCAGGAGCGCGTCGAGCTGCTCGGTCGTCAGCTCCCGCACGCTCTCGACCGTGATCGGTACGTCCACGCGCCCGTAGATCTCGACCCGCGTCGGGGCGTCGAGCCCGAGGAGCTTCGCGCGCCGGGCGGCGATGACGCCGACCGCAATCCGCGCCCAGCGAAAGTAGTCGAGGGGCAGGGGCTTGAGCTCGGTCCCGCGGTCGTCCACGGTTCCCTGGTAGAGTCCCTCGAGGATGGTCGCCTCCGCGAGGTCGAGCTTCTTCTCCTCGAGCCGAACCTTCGCGCCGATCTCCTCGAGGTACGCCGCCCGCCACTCGGCCATTACCGCGGCGAGGTCCTTGCTGACGGTCGAGCGGGTAACGCCGAGGGTCTCGGCGATCGTATCGTGGGTAAGCGTGCCGGTCAGATAGAGCTGCGTCGCCTGGCGCCGACGGTTGGTGATGAGAAACGTTTGCGTTCGAGTTCGCTTAGGGGCGCCGCGCACGAGGTTCGCTCCTATATTCGTTCATCGTCGCGCCCATCTTCGGCGAGTAACCGGAGGTTGTAAAGCTCCGCCGCTCTTTGGTTAACTTTTCCCCGGATATAATATAGTACGGACTCCAAGGTTTAGCCCCCAAAAAGGTCTTTCAAGGACTTACGGACCCGGGCGGGTCCAAGAGGGTCCAGTACGCACATACGAAAGGACTTACGCGCTTATAGCTACGCATAGTCCTTTCAATAACTTAGCCTGAAAAGCGAAAGGGCGAAAGTCGTCTTTCAACGACTTACGAGCCCGCGAGGGTCCAGGGGGGCCAGGGTTAAGTCTAGCGCCTATATACCTATAGGGCAAGATCGGAGTGGACCTGACCCTCTTCTCACTTCACTGATAAAATAAATCTTACCCCTACTGCGTATATACGTCTTAGGGGGCCAATTTCTCGTAAGTCGTTTCGTTTCAACGTGCTATACTGGACCCTCAACTTTAGACCTACGGCGATCGTTTTGCCCCTAACTCCTTTCTACGCTAAGCGTTACGTGGACCCTCGACCTCCGGGGTCCACCGGGTCCAGGGTCGCGTAACCCGCCCGCTCTCTACGACTTGCGAAAGGGGGTAGACCCGCGGATATCGTTCCTACCTTATTATATATACGTTAAAAATCGCTTTCCGGCTCCATATTTTACTGGACAGGCGGCCCCGGGTCGAGTATACTTCTTACGTGAGCGAAAAAAGAAACCCGGAGGGAACGATGAGATACCTAACCTGCCGTCATTGTGGTAACCGTACAAGCCGGATAACTATCAAGGGACCGGAGTGCGAATCGTGTCCGTCAGCTAAACTCCACCAGTGGGATCAGATCGGTAGCAACGCTCGCACCTGCCTCGATGCTTCGACCTCTACCTACTTCCGCTGCTCCCGTTGTGGTAAAAGGGCCAATAGGCGATATGCTAGTCACAGGTTAGGATGGGTCAAGAGCACTAATTTTCGGAGGCCCTGCAGAAAAGAAACCCGGAGGAACCGATGAAAAAAGAAAAGAAGAGCGCGGGCTCGCTGGGCTTCGTCGACACGGCCGGCGGCCGGCGCGAGCTGATCGTGACCCCGGCCGGGCCGATCGTCGCCGCCCCGGTCGATAACGTGATCGACCTCTCGACCGGCCGGCGGGCCGGGCGCTTCCTGGCGCGGCGGCTCGGAGACATCCCGGAGGAGCTCCTCCGCCAGCTCGTAGCGGCGCGCGACCGGAGGGACCGATGACGAAGAATCAAAAAGAACGGCTAACCTTCGCGCTCGCGGCCCGGCGCGAGCGCCCCGACGACCAGGTCGTCGGGTACCGGCTCGAACGGCTCGCCCGCGAAGTTATGCGCGTCCCGAAGAACCACCGCCCCGAGGACGAGCCCCTCCCGATCGACGACGTTCGCGCTTCCGCGCTGACCGAGATCTTCCGGCTCGACGAGGGCGCCTTCGGCCTCGATTGCCTCCGCGCCCTTACCTGCGAGCCCGAGCTCGAGATCGACGCGAGTACGGCCGCGATCGAGGAGCTCGTCGAGGCGGTCCGGAGCGCGACCCTCGCGACCGACGAGCTCGACGCCTACTACGGCTTCATCGAGGAGCTCCGCGATGCTATACGTTGACCCCGTCTTCGATCCCCGCCCCCACGCCCGCCGCGCGCCCTTTGCCCGCGCCGCGCGGGCGGCCCACCTCTCGGCCGACTCGGTCGAGGAGCTCAAGGCCTACCTCGCCGCCCGGCGGTTTCCGCCGAGCTACCTCCACCGGCCGGGCGGCCCCGACTTTCACTACGACCTCTACGGTCCGTGGCTTAATATCGTTATCCGCGACCCGCGGATCAAGCGGGTCTCGCGGCGGGCGTACGTCGAGCTCCTGCGGGCCAAGCGGCTCTGCGCGCGAAGCGTCTGGGGCTGAGGGAGGAACCCAATGTCAAAAATTTACCGCCGAGAAAAACAACTTTCTACCTTAGTGCGGGGCGACGCTCGACGCATTCCGCTGGTGGATGAATCTGTCCAGTGCGTTGTGACCTCTCCGCCTTATTGGGGCTTGCGGAAATACGCCGGTAAGCAGAGGTCGGTGTGGGGCGGGCGGAAGGATTGTGAACATAAGTGGAGAGACCAGTCTCGTTTGATAGCCACGGGCGGGCAGACGGAAAAGCAGACAACTAATCTTGGGCAAACAGGTAAGGGCTATACAACAGGGGACTCTTCTTGTAATTGCGGTGCCTGGCGCGGAGCCTACGGCCTGGAACCTACCGTCGAGTTGTACGTCCGGCACACGGTAGAGATCCTGCGGGAGATTCGTCGGGTACTGCGAGATGACGGAGTGGTGTTTTGGAACATTGGGGATTCCTACTGTGGCGCGTGGGGTAACTACGGGCATCGTCCTGAATTAGATGGGACGCCCTCTCACCAGCGCCAGAAGAACACGATCTACCTGAAGCGCGGGGGCTGGGATAACAGGCGCGACCGCCCGGCGTCGAGCTACAAGCAGGAAGGCCTCAAGCCTAAAGACCTTTGCCTGATTCCCTTTCGTGTCGCCCTAGCCGCCCAGGCCGATGGCTGGTGGGCGCGCTCCGACATCATCTGGGCCAAGCCTAACCCGATGCCAGAGAGCATACGTGACCGGCCCACGCGCTCGCATGAGTACATTCTGATGCTGACCAAGAGCGCGAGGTATTACTGGAACGCGGCGGCGGTGATGGAGAAAGCTATCGGAGCAACCTCGGGAGGCGCCGGGAAGCGCAACCTCCGCTCCGTCTGGACGTTTCCCGCTCGGCCCTACCGGGGGGCGCACTTTGCCGTGTTCCCGCTAGAACTACCAAAACGTTGTATCGAAGCGGCCACGCGGAGGGGAAACCTGGTACTCGATCCTTTCGCCGGCACCGGAACGGTCGGCGTGGCGGCTACCAAACTGAATCGAAGGTCCGTGCTACTTGATCTTACCTATCAGCGCCTAGCTCGCCGGCGGCTGGTCGCGCAAGAGTAATGCCAAAGATCAACGGCAAGAAACTTCCGGCGGAGGCGGTCCCGGCCGCCCGTCCCGCCTTATTAAACAAGGGAAAAAAAGAGCTGTACTTTCGGATCCGGGTTAGGGTAGACTTCCCGGTAACGAGATAGGGAGGACGGATGTCGAAGCGAGCGGTTAGGCGTATCGGACGGCCCCCGAAGTTTGATTCTCGCCTACGCGCGAAGCGCGCGCGGGTGGGTCGAACGCTCGAGGACGTCGCCGGGTCGACGGGACTCTCCGCCCCCACCGTCGCCCGGGCCGAGGCCGGTCTCAACATCTCCCTCCGAACGATCGACGCCCTGGTCGGCTACTACGGCCGGGGGGTCCTCAAGCTGCTGGTGCGGCCGCCCTAGATACCCTCCGGGGCGGCGCGCCGGCGGTAAGAATCCTACCGATCGAAGGAGGGTAAGATGAGAAAGTCAAGAAGCCTCGGTAACTACGTGAGACTCTCGCTCGCGGAGCCGTACCCGTACCTCTTCACGCACCCGGTCGACCTGACGCCCGGGCCGATCGAGCGCCGCGGGCGCCTCCGCCGCTCGCGGTTTCCGGCCGGCCAGCCGACGGTCGCCTTCGACCCCGCGCACGGAAGTACCTTCCTGGAGCGGCGCACGGCCGCGCGGCCGGCGCTCGCCGACCACGACGCGAGGGACCGGTGAGCTCGCACGTCGTCCTACCGGGGGGCCGGGCGTGGCTGGCGACCCTGCTCAAGATGGAGATGAAACATAATCCTCGCGCCGGGCTGAGCTGCCCGACCCACGCCCCCGCGCCGTGGCTCTCCCGCCCGCCCGGCTGCGACGCCTGCTTCCGCGACCTGCAGGCCGCGCTCCGCGACACCCACCGGCTCTTCACGCAGTGGAAGGCCTGGCACGCGCGGCTGGCGGCGTGGCTGGCGAAGGCCCAGCCGTTTGGAAGGGCCTAACGTGTACGATTGGCAAAGGTACAACCGAGTGGGCAACGCGCTCTTAAAACGCTTAGATGGGTTGGGACCATTTATCCATCCTCTCAAGCGCCAATTTTTATTGGCGAAGGTAGAGCGGGCCCTAAGGCGTGAGGAGCTCGCACAAGAAGCTACCCTGCGGGAGATAAGTCAAGCTATAAAAAGGAGGAACCCATGCAGCTAGACATAGAGGTTCGATTCTACGACGACGTGTATAAGACGCTCGGCCGGGGGCACGCGAGCATCACCACCGAGAACGACGAGCTCCCGGTCGCGACCCTACACCAGCTCGGCCTGGCCGCCCCGGCGGTGATCGCGGGGATGATCAAGCACGCCCAGCTCGAGGCCGTCACCAGCCTCAAGCAGCAGGCGCGGGAGAAAGAGGAGAAGGAGAAGGAGGCCCAGTCATGACGATGGAAACTATTTTATTGATTTGCCTATTTTTTGGCCCCCCGATCCTAGCCGCGAGGGGAATCGGATACCGCGGCGCGTGGTTCGGCGTCGCCGCGTTATCTTTAATCGCCGCGCTGTTGAGCTGCGTCGGCTCCTTCGGCATGGCCATGAACGTAAAGGACCCCACCGACCAGCTTGCGCTAAATAGCGCGGTAAGCGTGTCGCTGTGGCTCGGTATAACGTTCATCGGCTGCCTGCTCGCCGGCTGCTTTTATCGAGAAGTTCCCAAAGATTAGTTGAGGTAAGCCGATGACAACGACTCCCCGCGTTACCTACTGCCACCCCTCCCTCGTCGCCCCGCGTCGCTTCTACTATCGCCCTATCGGGGGTCACGACGAGTTTATCATCGGCGAGAACCTCCGGGGAACGAACCAGTATGATCGACTCGGACCGCTCTCCTCCGGAGACGTAGTGCTCGACGTAGGCGCTCACATCGGAGCGTTTACGGTCTTCGCCGCCGCCCGCGCCCGCTTCGTAGTCGCGGTCGAGCCGCTCCCCGCGAACCTTCGGCTCCTCCGGCGAAACCTCCGGGGTCTCTCGAACGTTCGCGTGGTTTCGGCGGCGGTCGACGGAACGATCGACGTACCGGGACCCCGTCCGTTCTTCGTCGCCCGAAACGAAAACCACTACCTTGGTTCTCTCTATGTCGACGGAGGTCGCCGCCGCCGATCGGTTAAGGTGATCCCATTTCTCCCGCTTCTCTACGAGGTCCGACCTACCTACCTGAAGCTAGACTGCGAGGCCGCCGAGTATAATCTTCTCGACTGGCGACGGGTCCCCGGTTACGTCGAGGTGATCGTTTTCGAGGCGCACCTCTCGCGTCGCGCCTGGCGCGACGTCGCTTACCCGAAGCTCCTCCGCGATCTCCGGCGATCGGGCTTCGTCGTTCGTGCGCCGGAGATAAAGCGACGTTGGTCCCTCGTCGTCGCCGCCTCCCGGAGGGGCTGGAGACGGAAGAAGACCTAGAGAAAAGAAAGGAGACCATCATGAATCGCAGAGAGGTTCACTATCACCTCCGCCGGCTGCCGACCTGCGTGGTCGTGGTCGCGGCCGTGCCGGGCGAGCTCGAGGTCGAGCTCGTCCCCCACATCGTTCACCACTCGCCCACCGGGATGGAGTTCGGCTACGCCGGCTCCGGCCCGGCCGACCTAGCGCTCTCGCTGTTGACCTTTCACCTCCAGGCCGACCCGGTCCGGGTCAAGCTAATCTTGACCCGCGGGGTTCGCCCGCCGCACCTCGACGAGCTTGACCCGGCGGTCCGGGCGGTCCGACTCTACCAGGCCTTCAAGGACCACGCGCTCGCTGGCCGATTCGCCACCGAGCACGGTATCGACCTGACCGGCTGGAGCATCAGTCAGTGGATCGAGGCGCGCGAGCGGAAGGAAGCCGAGGCCGCTAAGATCATCGAGAGGACGCCGTGAGCGGCGAGATCGTTCACTACGTCAACTGGAACGGGGAGCGGGTCGGCCTGACCATGACTAAGCTCCGCCAGGTCGCTCCGCTCTTGGCCCGCGAGCTCCGGGGCCGGTACCAGGGTCACAAGCGGGCGACGGCCGCCGCCCGCCGCCGCTGGCGCGAGACCCGGGCGGACCGAAAGATCCAGCGCACCATCGAGCGCGAGGCGCGGCCGGCCTGGAAGCGGCTGCTGGCGCGCGTCCGGCGGGGGAAGGCATGAGCTGCTGGTACGAAAAGAGGGTGGAGGAGCTGCGCGCCGAGGGCTTCGCGCCCATCCTACTGGTCTCGGCCCGGACCCGGCCCGACCTCGCCCCCAGCGCCGGCGAGTTTCGGTTTCACTTCCCGAGCGCGGAGGACGCGGAAACCCAGACCGCCATTTATAGCCTGGTGAAGCGGGCGCTCTTCGAGGAGCACGTACGGGAGACGGTTCAAGCGGCCCTGCCGGGCAGCGAGGGGGAGAGCGCCGAGGAGCAGGCCAAGCGGGCGCGGGAGCTGGCGCGGCTTCGCCGCCGGCACGAGAACAACTAGGAGGAGACCAATGACCGTTAAGGTCCACGTCACCCAAGCTTGCCGGACCCACCCAAATTGCGTGATCCACTACCGACGCGACCCGGCGCGCAACCGGCTCCGGGGCCGGGCCACCCATGTTCGCGCCTGGACGCTCTTCAACGGGGCGGCCAACGACGAGATTATGGTGAAGCTCCCCAACGTTACAGTGCCCGGCGGTCCGATCTTCTGGGGCAAAGAAGAGTTGAGGAGGGGCCTTGTCAGATTTAAAAATCTATAGCTGCCGCCACGGCACCGGTCACTCCGCCGCCGACCTCGAGGGCCTGCTCGCTATGAAGCGCCTCCGGTGGGTGCCGGCGCGCGCCCTCGCCGAGGAGGGGCACTTCATCGACGTCGCGGCCGGGCGCCCGATCGAGGGCTGCCTGCTGGCCTACTACCTAAAGCTGAGAAGAAAGGGAGGAAGACCATGAGCCTAAAGACCGCCCGCGCGCGCCGCTTTCGCCTCTTCATGTACCGGACCCGCGACCGGGTCCTCGCCGACCTGCACGTCGCGCTCCGGGGCGAGGTCCGGGCGATCGAGCGCCTGCTCGCCGAGATCCTCGACGACCGGGTCCGGCGGGTCGTCCGGCTGGGCTGGGGCTGGAAGCTGATGATCGTCCGCGACCCGGACGACCAGCTCCGGTCGCGAAAGATCGTGGACCTCGGGGAAATGGAGCTCCGGCAGACCGCCGAGCTCTTCGTCGTCAACGACGTTCCGCTCGGCCGGCTCGAACCGACCGACCTCGCCGGCGACGAGGGCGGCGCGCGATGATTACCTGCCCGACCTGCCGCTACCCGGTCATGCAGCCAGGGGCGATCGAGGTCACCGTCGACTGCGTCGGGATCGAGGCGCAGCGCGTGATCTGCCAGACCTGCTTCACGGTCTTTACCGTGACGGTTTGCGTCGTCTGGGACTCGCCGCTCTCGGTCGAGCAGCTCAAGCGGGCGGTAAATCAGTATCGTGGATAGATGCGATGGCCCGAATTTTATGTCGGTGCGGCTCATGCTACGACGCCGGGGGCGTCGTCCACCACAAGCCGCGCCGCTGGATCGAGACCGACCGGCCCTGCCCGAAGTGCGGCCGGACCGACGACGCCTGGGCGGTCCTCTCCGCCGAGCTCTGCGTCACGTTTCCGCTACTAAATCCAACGAGGAGGAAAGAAAATGAATAACGCTCGACAGTACCTAAAACAAAAAATTCAAAAAGAGGAGGATAAACTTAAGATGCTACGCGAGCTGTTCGCAGAGGAGAGGGAGGAGGTGGACCCACCTAGGATCGTCGCCTCGCCGCCCAAAAAGAAGGTTAGCCCGCGCCGGGTCAACCTAGAAACCGCGGCGACGGGCTTCAGGAAGATGCCGGTCGTCTTTACCTCGCGGGAGTACCGCGATCAGCTCCGCGCGCTTACCAACGTGCTGATAACTCGCGCGGCCGGCTATCGCTGGCTACGAAAGTTCGAGCACGAAGGTGAGTGTACCCAAGATAAATCTGTTGGAAACTTTCAGGCTAGGGTCTGGCGTAAGACCGAGGCTGGAAAGGCGATGCTACGACTTTCTCATGATCGAGCTCAACCCCCACCGGTTTAGGACCCGGCCGTTCGCGCACCAGCTCGTCGGCGTCCGGGCGCTGCTCGCCAACCCCGCGTTCGCGCTCTTCGACGAGATGGGCGTCGGCAAGTCGAAGCAGGTCATCGACGCCGCCTGCGCGCTCTACGAGGCCGAGGAGATCGACGCCGTCGTCGTCGTCGCCCCGGCCTCGGTGCGCTCGGTCTGGCTCGACGCGGAGCTGGGCGAGATCGCCAAACATAGCTGGGTCGCGAGCGACGTCGCCGAGTTTCACCAGCGGGGCCTCCGGCGACTCTGGCGCCGGGGCGGCCTCGGCGCGGCCCATCCCCTAGCTTGGATCGTAACGAACTACGCCTTCATCCGAAACCTCCGGAAGGCGCGCGACGCCGGGCTGTTCGGCCGGCGGCGACCCGACAAGCTGAGCGAGCTCCTGAGGGCGCTAGGCGACCGGCGGTTCCTCCTCGTCCTCGACGAATCGAGCTACATCAAGAACCGCACGACCGCCCAGGCGAGGGCCTGCTACCTGCTCCGCCAGCGAGCCGCGCGCGTCGTGCTTCTCAACGGGACGCCGATCGCGAACTCGCCCCTCGACCTCTGGGCGCAGTTCCGCGTGCTCGACGAGCGCGCGCTGCCCTTCCGAAACTTCTACGCCTTCCGCGCGCGCTACGCCGTGATGGGCGGCTGGCAGGGAAAGGTTCCGATCGGCTGGCAGAACCTCGACGAGCTCCAGCGCCGGCTCCAGCCCTACGTCCTCCGCCGCGAGAAGCGCGACTGCCTCGACCTGCCGCCCAAGCTCTACACGACGCTCGAGGTCCCGCTGACCCCCTCGAGCTGGAAGCTCTACAAGGAGATGCGCGACGAGGCGGTCGCCTGGCTCGACAAGACCCCGGTCCTCGCCGGCCTCGCGATCGTCAAGATCCTCCGGCTCTCGCAGATCACCAGCGGCTTCCTGGGCGGGCTCAAGGAGGGCGAGGAGGACGAGGAGGTCGCGCTGCCGCCGCGCGAGATCGGCCGCGAGAAGCTCGTCGCGCTCGTTGACTGGATCGACGAGCTGCTCGCGACCGGCCGCGAGCGAGACTTTCGACTCCTGATCTGGTGCCGGTTCCGCGCCGAGCTCAAGCGGGCGGCCGCTCGCCTGGCGGCGAAGCTGATCGACACGCGGACGATCCTCGGCGGCCAGACGCCGCGGCAGCGGGCCGAGGCGATCAGGTGGTTTCAGGAGCCGCTCGGGAAGGGCGACCGTGCCCGGCGGGTCCTAGTGGCGCAGCCGCAGGCTGGGGGCTTCGGGCTAAACCTGGCCGCCTGCCACCGGGTCGTCTACCTCTCGAACGACTTCAATTTGCTGACCCGGCTCCAGTCCGAGGACCGGGTCCACCGGCCGGGCCAGGACCGAAACGTGACCTATCTCGACGTGCTCGCGACTGGGCCGAGCGGAGGTCGAACGATCGACGCGACGATCCTGCGGGCGCTACGAAAGAAGGAGGAGGTCGCGCGCTGGACGACCGACGCCTGGCGCCGGGCCCTGCTAGATGAAGATAGTTAGAGGAGGAAGATGATGTCAAAGTGGATGCAGTTTCGCAGCCAGCTCGAGCGCCTACTACCGGGCGCGGGCGGCGACGACGAGTACCAGAAGAAGATCCAGAAGACGGTCGACTACTACACCAGGGGAAAGAAGCCAAAGACCCTCAGCCAGCTCGGTAAGATCTTCGTCGAGCTCCGGGCGAAGAAGCGCGACCTCGAGGCCGACGTGAGCTACCTCACCCTCCGGATGGAGGCGCTCTCGCGGGTCCTGCTCGAGCGGTTCGAGGACGACGGGATCACGTCCTTTAAGACGCCGGCGGACGTCACGCTCTTTATCCGCGACGAGCCCTACGCCTCGATCGAGGACCGCGCCAAGATCTTCGCGTGGATCAAGAAGTATCGGCACGTCGAGCTGCTCGGCATCCAGTGGCAGACGTTAAACGCCCTCATGAAGGAATATCTAACCGACGGGAAGAAGATCCCGCCCGGCGTCAAGTTGTTTCTGAAGTCGAACATCTTAGCGAGATAAGGAGAAAACGATGGAAAAGAGAAACAAGCTCGTAACGCAGGCCGGAGGTACGTTGGCGACGAAGGATCGCCCCGGCTTCTTAGCAAAGCAGACGGAGCGAAAGGGCCTCGAGCAGATCGAACGCGCCGACCTGGTACTTCCGCGCCTAAGCATCTGTCAGGCGATGTCCCCGCAGCGAAAGAAGAGCGATCCCCTCTTCATCAAGGACCTCGAGGAGGGGCAGTTCTTCAACACCGTAACCAGCCAGATCTACGGCGAGGGCGCCCTCCGGGTCATCCCGCTGCTCTTCGGAAAGTCGCGCCTCTACTTCAAGCCGTTCGACGAGGGCGGGGGGCTCCTCTGTCAGTCGATGAACGGAAAGACCGGCGGCTCGCTCTGCGCAACCTGCGAGGCCTGTCCGAAGCAGGCCTGGGGCGAGGACGGCGAGAAGCCGGCCTGCACGCTCCTCTACAACTACCCGTCGGTGCTGCTGCCGAGCTTCGAGCTGATCGTCGTCTCGATGAAGGTAACCAGCCTGAAGGCGGCGCGACAGTGGAACACGCTCATGCGCTTCCGGAACGCGGACGCCTTCGCGGGCGTCTACGAGCTCCGGGCCATCGAGGTAAAGAACACCCTCGGGACCTACTTCGTCTTCAACGTCAAGCCAAGCCGATGGGCAAACGAGGCCGAGTACAGGCAGGCGACCGGGATCTATGAGTCGATTCAAGATCAGCAGGTTCGCCCGAGCACCGTCGGCCTGGCCCAGGAGGAACGCGCCGAAACCGCCCCGCAGATGTAGGCGATGGACAGTTCCCACAAGCAGTTCGCGGAGCTGTTCGTCGGCGGTGACCAGGCCCACGGACTCTGGGACGAGCGCCGGGGCGCAAAGACCGACCACGGCCCGGCGACCCCGGAGCATTACGCCGAGCACCTAGCGGGGAAGCTCGGCCTGGGCCTGGTTCCCGTTCGGCGGGACGGAACCTGTCGCTTCGCGGCGATCGACATCGACGTCAACTCGATCGACCACCCGGCGCTCTTGACAAAGGTCCTCGCCCGAAAGCTCCCGCTCGCGGTCTGCCGCTCGAAGTCCGGCGGCGCGCACCTCTACCTCTTCATGCGGGAGCCGGGCCAGCCGGCGACGAAGATCATCCAGACCCTAAAGAAGTGGGCAACGCTGCTCGGTTATCCGGCCGCCGAGGTCTTCCCGAAGCAAACGCGGGTCACGAAGAAGAACCTGGGAAACTGGATCAACCTACCTTACTTCGGCGACGCGAAGACCTCGCGCTACGCCGTCGGCCCGCGGGGGGCGCTCTCGCTCGCCGAGTTCCTGGCCTCGGTTCGGCCCTACGACCCGGCGCTCGCGATCGACGAGAGCGTCGACGAGACGTCGAGCGAGATGCCGCCTTGCCTCCAGACCCTCTCGCAGCACGGGGTTCCGGAGGGCCACCGCAACCAGGCGCTCTTCAACTTCGCGGTCTTCTATCGAAAGTCTAACCCGAACGACTGGGAGGACAAGGTCACCGCCCACAACGCCTCGGTGATGCAACCGCCGCTGGCGTACCGCGAGGTCCGGGCGGTCATCAAGTCGGTCGACCGGATGAAGTACCAGTATACCTGTGACCAGGAGCCGATCCACTCGCTCTGCAACCGGACGCTCTGCGTGACGATGCGGTTCGGCGTCGCCCACATGCCCTGGCAAGAGGCTGGGACCTACGACGAGCTGATGGTCTCGAACCTCCGCAAGCTCCCGACCGACCCCCCGTTCTACCACCTGGAGGTGAACGGAAACGACGTCCCGCTGACCTCCGAGGAGCTCTTTAAGTTTCCGCGCTTTCGCCACCGCGTCGCGGAGCTCCTCGACCTGGTCCTCCCGCCGATGAAGCAACCGCGCTGGGATCATCAGATCAAGCAGCTGCTCGCCGCGAAGGTCGACCTCGAGATGCCGGACGAGGCCGACGTCCCCAGCCAGGTCCTCCGAAAGTTCTACGACTTCCTCGCGATGCGCGAGCGGACCCGGACCGAGGAGGACCTGCTCCGCGGCTTTCCGATCGAGCGCGAGGGCTTCGTCCTCTTCCGGGCGTTCGACCTTCAGCGCTACCTTCACATGAACCGGCTCTTCTCGATGGACCTGCGGCGCTTCTACCTCACGCTCCGCGCCCACGGCTGCGAGCAGCGACGGCTCCGGGTCCTCGGCCAGCGCCTAAAGGTCTGGGCGTACCCGGTCGACAAGATCAACGAGCAGGGCGAAGAGTTTACGCCGCCGCCGGCGCCGGCGCCGGAGGATGGCCTCTAGCGATGAGGACCCTGAAGATCTACGGCCCGCCCGGCACCGGAAAGACTCACGAGCTCCTTCGGCTCTTTCGCGCGGAGCTCCTTCGCGTGCGGCCCGACCGGATCGCCTTCATGACCTTCACGCGCGCCGCGCGCCGCGAGGCGCTGCTCCGGACCGATCGCGCCGAGGGCGAACTACCGTACCTCCGAACGATCCACTCGCTCTGCTACCGCGCCCTCCGCCTCGCGCGCGGCCAGGTCGTCGGGGCGCCGGACCTCCGGCGCTTCGGAAAGACGATCGGGATGCGCCTATCCGGCCAGACCAACCTAGTCGGGGAGGAGCTGCTCGAGAAGGTCTGGCAGCCGCCGGCGCTCGGCGACCTCTTCCTGCAGCTTCATCATCTTAGCCGGCACCGCGAGGTAGAGCTTGAGGTCGTCGCCCACGACGCGCCCCCGAACGTTCGCTTTCAGGAGCTTCGGTTCTTTGCCGCGAACTACGAGGCCTGGAAGAAGCGCGAGGAGCTTCTCGACTACACCGACCTCCTGGCCCGGTACCTCGCGGAGGGACAGCCGCTGCCGATCGAGGCGATCTTCGTCGACGAGGCGCAGGACCTCTCGCCGCTCCAGTGGCGCGTGGTCGAGCAGCTCGGCGCGCGGGCCGCGCGGCGCTACGTCGCCGGCGACGACGACCAGGCGATCTTTACCTGGGCCGGGGCGTCGGCGCGGGCGTTCAACGCGCTGGCGGCGGACGAGGAGCGGGTCCTCCCGCGCTCGTACCGGGTGCCGCGCGCCATTCATAAGGTCGCGCAGCGGATCGTGGAACGGATCGTGGAGCGGAAGCGAAAGGAGTTTCAGCCGCGCGACGCGGAGGGCGAGTTTCGCCTGGTCAGCGGTCTCGAGGAGAGCCTCTTCCAGCAGCGGGGCTCGACCTACGTGCTCTTTCGGAACTACCACCGGGGGATCAAGCTCGCCCAGCAGCTCGAGGAGCTCGGCGCGCCCTTCGCCGGGACCGCCTCGCCGCTGACCGACGACGTCCGCGCGACGATCTATGCCTGGACCAAGCTCGCTCGCGACGAGGCCGTCACGACGGCCCAGGCGCGACTCCTGGTCAGGTTCTCGAGCCCCGACTGGCTCCAGCCGGGCCTAAGGGAGGACGCCCTCAACCGGCGAACCGAGACGCGGGTGCGGCGGGAGCGGCTGTTCCTACGCGCGCCGACGACGGACGACTGCTTCCGCGCGCTCACCGGCATCCCCGGCGGGGCCTACCTGCTCCACTGCCAGGAGCGATACGGGCTCGGCCTCCTCATCAAGCCGCGGATCGAGCTGCTCTCGATCCACCAGTCGAAGGGCCGGGAGGCAGCGAACGTCGTGCTCGACCTCGAGCTCGCGCGCCGGACCTACGACCACGCGCTGCGCGCGCCCGACGACGAGCACCGGGTCTTCTACGTCGCCGTGACCCGCGCCCGAGAGCGGCTCGCGGTACTGCAACCAACCGACGTCCGGGCATATGAAATTTAGAATGATTATAAGTAAAAACGTGAAAAAATGCCTAAGTCGTTGAAAATTAAGGGCCGCCCGCTTTACTTTTTAGTGGACTTCGCCGCGACTTTTTTCTACTATCTAATAATCTTAGGTATAGGAGGAAGCCAAAATGAACAACGACGATCCGAACATTGCAGGAGACGAACCGGCGCCGACCTCGGCCAGCGTCGAGTTCAACAAGAGGAAGACGAAGCCGCGCGGGCGGAAGGGAGGAAAGAAGGTCGTGAAGAAAACCAAGAAAATCAAGAAGGCGGGTGGGACCCGGCGCGGCCACGCATACGAGATCGTTACCGGCCGACCGGCAGCGGCGTACCCGACGCCCCACAAGGGCACGGTCCCGGCCGCGATCTGGGCCGCGCTGAAGTCGAAGAAGCGCGCGACCGCACAGGCGCTCACCGACGCGATCCGCGGCAAGATCAAGTCGAAGAGCGCGAAGGACCCCCGGAAGCTCGTCGGGCACGTCGGGTGGTACCTTACCAAGTGGAAGAAGCTAAAGCTCGTCCGCTTCGCGAAGGCGTAGCGCACCACTCCGGCCGCACCCCAGAGAGGCCGATCGGGATCGTCTCCCGGTCGGCCTTCTTCTTTCATGGGAGGACGCGATGAGATTTACCCTGATCGATCACTCGGGCGGCGCAAATCTAGTCTACGCCTACTGGCGGAACGATAAGAACGAAGTCTGGCAGGGCGGCCACGTACCGGTCTCGCGCCGCCAGATCTTCGACGCCTACGAGAGCATGAAAAAAACCGGCCGGCACCGTTGGCGCTTCTATAAGTTCGAGCCGGCCCAAGCGGCGATAGCTGCGGCCGCGCCCAATCGCGTTGCGCGGGCCGCGCCGCACCGATGGCGAACCGTGGCTGGCGCGAACCTCAAGGCGACGGGGCACGCGTTTGATATTCTTTGGATCTTAATTAAGATCCAGCCGGCGACGCTCGACGAGATCCTCGCCCGCGCGGGCCGCGAGAAGCTCCTCGAGACGCGAGGCGCGTCCCAACGCGGGCTGATACGTTGGTATCTTAACGACCTCCGTAAGCGCGGGGTCGTCTACGTCGTCGACGAGCAGCAGAAGCTACTCTGAGGAGGAAGGTGAGATGGGAAATAAAAATTGGCCGAAGATTCTAACGATAAATACCTATGCGGGCTCGCTCCTGGTCGGAGCGCGGCTTATCGGAGCGCGGGTCCGCCTGAGCCTCGAGGACGCCGCTTACGGGATGCCGGTCGCGAAGTGGAACTTCCTCGAGACGCCGATGATCGGAAACCGCGCCGGTTGGCCTGAGGAAGATCTAAGCGATACTCTCGTAATTGCCCACCCACCGTGCGCGGCCTTCTCGGTCCAGGGAAGTACGAGGAAGGCGGCGAGCGGGTTGGCGTCTTCCCACTTTAGGGAGACCGAGGAGGTGATGAAGTACGCGATGCGCCTTAACTGCCGCGTCCTCCTGATCGAGTCGGTCGTCCCCGCGATGGAAGGAGCCCGCGCTACCCACGATCGCTTCGCGAAGAAGTACGGCTACCGGGTCTTACGGATCCTCCAGAACGCCACGACGTTCGGTGTTCCCCAGTGGCGGCTTCGCTTCTGGATCGTCTTCCTCCGCGAAAAGGGGAAGTTCCCACGCCGGGTCCCGATCGGGCATACCCCTCGGTTTCGAGCGGTCGGCCAGGTCCTCGATCTCGACAACCTCGCCGAGCCGAGCGAGAAGGACGCGTGGCTGCTCGAGGATCAAGTTAAGAAGTTTAAGAAGAACGGTATAACCAAGCGACAGATCGAGGCGATCTTCTCCGGGGAGCAGGGGTACGGGCACCTTCAGAGCATCGTGAAGAAGTACCTCGGGCTCCGGGGAAACCTTCAGGAGATCGTTCGCCAGTACTGCGTCGCCGGTCCCTTCCTCTCAAATACGATGTCGCTCCTAAACCCGGCCGGGTTTACTCCGGTTCTCCTCTCGACGGCGCTCTGGTGCGTTCCCGGCGGTCGGATGATCGGAACCGACGACTATAAGGCGATCGCCGGCTTTCCCCGCGACTACCTCTTCGAGGGAAAGGCGGCTAATAAGTTTCGCGAGTACCTCTCGAAGGGCGTCGCGCCACCGGTCGCCGCCTGGCTCCTCGCCTGGCTCCTCGACCTCTGCGTCGGAAAGCTCCACGACCCGAAGGACTACGACGCCTTCTTCGTCCTCGAGGACGGCGACGTCGCCGACTTTAACGTGAAGAAGGAGGAGGCGCTCAAACGTGTCGGATGAAACTCTTGCTTTTTGGTGGTGCGTGATGGTCTGGGCGGCGGCGATACTTATCGCAAGGAGGCTTAGTGGGAAAGATAGTGATTCTTGAGGGACCGGACGGCGGGGGAAAGACGGCGCTCGCCCAGCGGTTTCAACGGGCTGGGTTTGCCTACCACCACGAGGGACCGCCCCCGAAGCGAAAGAGCTGGGACGCGCTCGCCCACTACGGCGCGCTCGTCGAGCGGGCCCGGCGCGCGCGCCACGACACGGTCTTCGACCGCCTCCACCTCGGCGAGACCATCTACGGCCCGCTCGCGCGCGGTTGGGACCGGCTCGGGATCGACGGGCTAAAGCTGATGAACCGGCTCATCCGAGCGGCGGGGGTTAAGATCTGGCTTTGCCTCCCGTCCTACACCCGGTGCCTAGAGAACTGGCGAACGATAAAGGGCGGCCGCGCCGAGTACGTTAAGGACGAGTTAATCTTCAGGCGTATCTATGATGCCTGGCGCCGGCGCTACGCGCGGCTGCTCTCGATCTTTGACTATACGATCGACGACGAGGGGGATCTAATCGACGACGCGCTCCGCGAGCGGCCGCAGCTTCCGCCCGGCGTCGTCGGTGCGCCGAACGCGACCTGGCTCTTCGTCGGCGAGCGGCCGGCCGGGCCGCTCGACCTGGCGTTCTTCGCCCGCGAGGGATCAAGCGCGTACCTGAATCGCTGCCTGGCGCGGGCCGGGTTTCGCGAGCCGATGATCGCGCTCGTCAACGCCTGCTCCTGGCGCGGCGGCCAGCGTCGGCTCCGCCGGCTCCAGGAGCAATACTCGCTCCGGGTGGTCGCGCTCGGGGCCGTCGCGCGGAGCGTCTGCCTGTGGCAGGGCGTTCCGGTTCGGGCCGCGCTTCCGCACCCGCAGTACTGGAAGCGGTTTCACTTTCACGACGAAGACGGATACGTTCAGCTCTTGAGGAGGATAAAATGACGATTAGCACCGCGACGATGGCGAGCCTCTACCGACAGCTACTCCAAAATTTGCTTGCGACGGGATGGATAGCGTCTCCCCACGGACGATCGACGCTTGAGATCCCCGGCCTGACCCTCTACCTCGCCGACAGCAGCCGAAACGTCCTGGTCCACCCGGTTCGGAATCTCAACTATCGGTTCATGATCGCCGAGTGGCTCTGGGTCGCGCTCGGCCGAAACCGGCTCGCCGACCTTACCCGGTACAACTCAAAGATGGCCGCCTTCTCCGACGACGGGGTAACGCTCGCCGGGGCGTACGGCCCGCGCCTCCGGCCGCAGCTCCCCTACCTTTACCGCGCGCTCGCCGACCCGGACAGCCGCCAGGCGGTCGCGACCATCTGGACGCCGGCGCCGGCCGCCTCGAAGGATCTTCCCTGCACGCTCGCGCTCCAGTTCCTTCTTCGCCGCGGGCGGCTCCACCTGATCGTTACGATGCGCTCGAGCGACGCCTGGCTCGGCATCCCGTACGACTTCTTTACCATGTCGATGCTCCAAAACTCGCTCGCCGGGACGCTCGGGGTTGCGCGTGGCTTCATCCAGTTTAATCTCGGGTCGAGTCACCTTTATAAGGAGGACGCGGAGCGGGCGGCCGGGCTCGTCTACACCCAGCCGGGCGGTGACGAGACGCTCCGCTCGCCCGCGCTCGACGGGCCGCCGCCTGCCACGATGGAATCAATCTTTGAAGAATATTCAGCCATGTGCGGCTTGACACCGAAGTGGGTGCTCTACCGACGCTGTCTTCAAACGAAGACGAGCCAAGAATGCCTGGAGGTGCTCCGTGAAGCGAGCGAGCTTGGATGACTACTTCCTGAAGATGCTCGACCTGGTCGCCTCGCGCTCGACCTGCGCGCGGCGCGCGGTCGCGGCGATCATCACCGACGCGACCGGCCACGTCCTCTCGACCGGCTACAACGGCGTCCCGGCCGGAATGCCCCACTGTACCGACGTTCCCTGCCCGGGCGCGAACCGCCCCAGCGGGATTGACCTCGACCTCTGCGAGGCGATCCATGCCGAGCAGAACGCGCTGCTCCAGTGTTACCGGCTCGACCTCGCGCGCGTCCTCTACTGCTCGGTCGTCCCCTGCTATCCGTGCGCGAAGCTGATCGTCAACACCTCGATCCTGCGGATCGTCGTCAAGGAGGACTACGCGTCCGCGCACTGGGAACGGACGTTAAAGATATTTAAGTGGAAGCAGATATTTATTAAGATGGGAGATTTATTTTGGTCCTATCAAGAAAACGCGTGGGTAGCTCGTGACGCCGTTGCAGGCCCGGCTCTTTAGCGCGCCGCCGCGGCCGCGCGGGGGCTGGCGCCCGCCGGCAACCCTGCCGGAGCTCGCCCGCTACCCGTGGCTCGCCGTCGACACGGAGACCACCGGGCTCGACATAACGAAGGACCAACCGGTCGGGATCGCCGCCCACGCGCCCGACGGCCGCGCGTACTACCTCCCCTTCGCTCATCGGGGCGGCGGGAACCTCGACCCCGCGCTCGTTAAGCGTTGGGCGCGGGCCGAGCTCCGCGGCAAGGACCTCTACTTCTCCTCGGCGAAGTTCGACAACCACATGTTCTGGAACTGGGGGATCGACCTCGAAGCCCAGGGCTGCCGGCTGCACGACGTTCAGCACGCGGCCGCGCTCCTCGACGAGCACCGCCGGCGGTTCGCCCTCGACGTCCTGGCCGAGGAGTTCCTCGGCCGCGGTAAGTTCGGGCTCCCGACCGACGTCAAGATCAGCGACATGAGCGCCGGCGAGGTCGGCCCCTACGCCGAGAACGACGCGCGGCTCGTCGGCCTCCTCAAGGAGCACCTCGCGCCGAAGATCGCGGCCGAGAGCCTCGGGCCGGTCCTCGACCTCGAGGACGCGCTAGTCTACGCGACCTGCGCCCCGATCGACGTAAAGAAGCTCGAGCGCTGGCGGGCGCGAGTCCGGGCGGAGTACCAGGACGCGATCCTCGCGATCTACGCGGCGATGAAGCTCCGCGTCAACCCCAACTCCGGCCCGGACCTCGCCCGCCTCTTTCGGGAGCTCGGCCTCTCGTACGACAGCACGCTCCACGGCCGCCCGAGCTTTACCAGCGACTTTCTCGAGACGGTCGATCATCCGACCGTCCGGCTCGCGCTCCGCGCCCGGAAGCTCGGCGACATCAACTCCAAGTACCTCGATAAGTACGCGCGCCAGCTCCGGGGCGGCTCGACCCTACGCTACAAGCTCTGGCAGCTCCGGACCGACCAGTACGGAACGACCACCGGCCGCTACGCGAGCTCGAGCGTCAACATCCAGC